ATTCATAAGTGCATTAGGGAAATTCCCTATATCAATTATGATTCTGTCTGACAGAATACACGCATTGATAGGTTTTTAACAGGAGTGAATGATGATTGATTTAGAGAGAGACAAATGGATGGCACTGCAAGACCTAAGCCCCTCAGATGTTGCAGATGCAATATGCGATAGTCAAGCAATAGTCGAAGCAATTCAATCAAACGCATGGGCTGATGTTGCTGACATGATTCGATCAAGGGTCGAACTCAAAGCAGAGAGATTGGCACAAGTCGCAAACGATCTACCACTAACACCTTGGGTAGATACAGAACAAGAACTCAATCTCTGGCGTTATTACCGCATGGAATTACAGCGTGAGGCTATTGAACAGAACAAGCCTAAATTGCCTAAAATCAACCCTTACACCAGCGAGGCCAGCAATGAAAACTAAGCTGAATCTTGAGAGAATCATTGAGGAGCATTCAAATGAGTATTACTGTGCGTTCTGCATTAAGCCTCGCAACCCAACAGATAAATGTTGTGATGACTCGTTTTTTATCTTATTTCGAGATTTGGACACCCACACTCAGTTTGAAAGAGCGTCAGAGATTGCTCAGAAAGGCGGCTAGGCGAGTGAAAGAACAACCTAAGACGCAACGGGTGGTTATGCCATCCAAACTCATCACCGACCCAACATTCGGGTATGTGAACTCAGCCCTGACAAATGTTCAGGATACATGGAAGAAGCATTCAACAGGAGTAAACAATGCTGGATTATTCAACAATCCTAATGAGGATAGAAAGAACGACAAAGAAGCTAGGGGACAATTGTCTGCACAGAAAATTCGAAGGGTTCAGTAGTGATATAGCCCAAATGCACAGCGATTTGACGCTGTTGGCAATGTGGGCAGTCAATCAAGAGGCGATAGATATTTTTAACGATGTAATGGGAGTCAAGGAATGAATCAAGAAAAGGTGTTAACAGTGGGTAATTTGGTTGACAGAAAAGAAGCAATTAACAAAATGCTGTCAACAAATGTCAATAATCACACTGAGAAAAAAGGCAATTTGACATATCTTTCATGGGCGTGGGCATGGGCGGAAGCACTCAAAGCTGATGAAGATGCCACCTACAAAGTTGAAATGTTTGGCGACAAGTGTTACATGGATATAAACGACACTGCAATGGTGTTCGTCACAGTCACAATGTTCCGCAAATCAGTGACTTGCCAACTTCCAGTAATGGATTTCCGCAACAAAGCAATCCTCAACCCTGACGCATTTGCAGTCAACACTGCCATCATGCGGTGCATGACTAAAGCACTGTCATTGCATGGTTTGGGTCTGTATATCTATGCTGGAGAAGACTTGCCTGAAGGCGAGGGTTCAGACATAGATGTCAACAGCATGATTGACCATTTAGCGGCTATTGAAGCGGCATCCACGATTGAGGAGTTGAAGAATGTTTACACAGTTGCTTATGGTGCTTGCGGTACTGATAAGAATTGGCAAAAGAAAGTGATTGATGCTAAAGAAAAGCGTAAAGGAGCATTGAAATGAACAACCCACCAGCATTTCCAGTACAAAGCATTTACATTGAAGACCAAGAAACAAATTCAAGAGGCATGACCCTGCGTGATTACTTTGCGGCTAAGGCTATGCAAGGATTATTGCGTCAATATCCAGATCATTTAATGAACTCTCCAGCAAATGAAGTAGCGTGTGATGCGTACTCAATGGCAGACGCAATGCTGAAAGCGAGGGAAGCATGAGTGATATTGAACAAGGCTCAAGCGCATGGTTTGCACAGCGTTGTGGCAAAGCCACTGCTTCTCGTATCTCTGACATTGTTGCCAAGACAAAGACAGGCTACAGCACCAGTAGAGCAAACTACATGGCACAGTTGGTAGTCGAGCGCATGACTAACCAAGTGGCAGAGTCTTACTCAAATGCCGCTATGGAGTGGGGGACAGAAAATGAACCCTTTGCCAGAGCCGCATACGAGGTCAAAACAGGCAATACAGTCGATCAGGTATCTGCTATTGACCATCCACGCATTGCCATGTCTGCCGCCTCTCCTGATGGGCTTATTGGTGATGATGGGTGCTTAGAGATCAAGTGTCCAAACACTGCAACCCATATCGACACTATTCTTGGTGACGAGCCAACAAAGAAGTATTACGACCAGATGCAGTGGCAAATGGCGTGTACAGACAGAAAGTGGTGTGATTTCGTGAGTTTTGACCCACGGATGCCATCGCACTTACAACTGTTTGTCAAAAGAATCGAGCGCAATGATGACTACATTGAACAACTCGAAAAAGAGGTAGTCCAATTCTTAATGGAAGTGGAAGACAAAGTTAAAAAACTCAATGAAATCAAGGTGTAAATATGGAACAGCGTGACAACTCAGGTGTACTTTTCAAGAACGACAAGAAAGAAAAAGACAATCACCCGGACTATAAAGGCAACATTCGTGTTGATGGACAGGACTTCTGGCTCTCAGCATGGATTAAAGAGGGCAAGAACGGCAAGTTCATGGGACTAGCAGTCAGTCCTAAAGACGACCAACCACAGCCTCAAAGCAAGCCTAAAGCCAAGATTGAGGACATGGATTCGGACATACCGTTTTAATTAGAACGGAGGGGAAAGCGCAAGTGAGTACCTACTAACTTTGATAGGAGTTGATATGATTCATTATCACGGACTTCCAATAACACCAACGCCTGTAGCTAACTATGCTGTCCAAGCGGGCCATGCGTTTGTTTCATATGCTCATCCTGAACAAATAGCAACAGCCATTGAAGTAGCTCAATCTTTTGCTATTGATAATGGGGCGTTTAGCGCATGGAAATCAGGCAAACCTATAAAAGATTGGCAACCTTTTTACGATTGGGCATTAAACCTTAAAAAAGTACCATCGTGCGACTTTGCTGTTTTACCTGATGTCATTGATGGGACAGAGGAAGACAACGATGCTTTGTTGCGGGATAACCCATTACCCTTATGGCTTGGCGCACCTGTTTGGCATATGCACGAATCCCTTGAAAGACTTGAACAATTAGCCAACACTTATGTTCGGGTTTGCATTGGCAGTTCAGGTGAGTACGCAACCATTGGCACTTTTCAATGGTGGTCAAAGATGGGGCAAGCAATGAGGGTAATTTGTGATGATTTGGGCAGACCATCCTGTAAATTGCATGGATTAAGGATGTTAGACCCTGCAATCTTTACAAAACTCCCTTTTTGTTCTGCTGATTCAACAAATATTGCGAGAAATGTAGGGATGGATGGAAAGTGGAGACACGGAAATTATCCACCACCCACCAAAGAGGCAAGAGCGCAAGTTATGAGAAGCAGGATTGAGGCGCACAATGCCCCACCTGTTTGGAGTTTTCATCAAGTAGAACAAGGAGAATTAATATGATTTACGCAGGAATTTACATTGCCGCATTGGTTGCCGCCAACCTTTTGGTTGCGTGGTTAGGAGTGTGGTTTAGTCTAGTCAATGCCTTTGTCTTGATTGGATTGGACTTGTCTTTGCGGGACAAACTGCATGACTTGTGGGAAGGAGACAAATTACCCATAAAAATGGGCGGTCTTATTGCAACAGCAAGCATTGTTTCTTATGTAATCAATCCAGCAACAGGCATGATTGCATTTGCTTCCTTGGCGGCATTTAGCTTGTCAATGCTAGTTGATTCACTGGTATACCAATACCTTAAACATAAAGAATGGATGATTCGTGCCAATGGCTCAAATGTTGCTGGCTCTGCTGTTGATTCAGTAGTTTTCCCAACAATAGCTTTTGGCGGTTTGATGCCTGAAATTGTTGCATTGCAATTTGTAGCAAAAGTTGGTGGTGGTTTTCTTTGGAGTAAAGTTTTAAATAGGAGTTGATATGACTTTGAGTTTTGAAGAACGCAAGCAAATCTGGTGGGAATGGCATAAAGAGAACCCGCAGGTTTGGCAGTATTTCGAGAAGTTTGCTCTAGAAGCAGTAGGACTAGGGCGCAAGAAGGTCAGTCACTGGCTGATAATCAACAGAATCAGGTGGGAAGTCACCATAGTCACAACAGGTTCAGACTTCAAGATCAGCAACGACTACATTGCTTTTTATGCTCGACTCTGGCAAGCTAAGTATCCTCAGTACAAG